ACACAAGCTCGTAAAGTGCAATTGGCCGAGCCAGTAAGTGCAGCTTTAATCTCTATTACTGAGAACTTAAACCGAATAGAGATAACACCAACAAAAGATGATTTAGTAGATTTATCTAAATATAGGACTAAAGAGGAAAATGCAGATGGAACAACAACAAGCAGTAACTAATGAAACTCAAGCTGTTATTACACCATTTAATTTTAGTGAAAAGAGTTTAGATTTATTAAGAATTAAATCAAGCTTTGATATTTGCGAGGGAACTGCAAGATCTAGTAAAACAACAACACTTGCGTTTAAGTTTGGGCTGCATGTGAATAGCTCAAGTCATATGCAGTTTTTTATAGCTGGAGCAACTAAAGGTGTAGCAAGGCGAAATGTAGTAGATGAGAAAAATGGTTTTTTGGCATTATTTAGAGGTTGTGCGAGAGAGGGAACTAATACAAGATATGGTAGTCATTTAGTCTTTACTGATACTCTTGGCCGAGAAAAGATAATTTATATCTTTGGTTTTAAGGATAAAGCAAGATGGCAAACAGTATTAGGATCTACACTTGGCGGTGGTATCATTGATGAGATTAATATAGCTGATGTTAATTTCGTTAATGAAGTATTTAGATCTTTAATTGCAGTAGATGGCTTTTGGTTAGGTGCAACACTTAATCCAGATAATCCGGATAAAGAGATTTATACGAATTATATCAACAAATCAATTCCGCTTAAGAAATGGGAACATGATATACCAAAACCAATTTTAGAAGATTTAGCAAATGCTGATGAAAAAATTAAAGGAGCTATCTATTGGCATTTTAATTTTAATGATAACCCAATAATGACTCAAAATAAAGTAGATTTGTTTAAATCACTTTACCCTAAAGATAGCTTTTATTATGCAAGTAAAATACTTGGCTTGCGTGGTGTAAGTGAGGGAGTAATCTTTAAAATGCTTGATGATAGTTATTTAAGTAAGTCAAGCGAATATATTTATCGAGCTCAAAAAGTCATAATGGATGATATTGAATATCTATTCAAGACTGATGCTTATACTAAATATGTATTTGGAGTGGACTTAGGGGGAAACCAAGAAAAAAAGGGAACACGAATAACATTTACTGGTTTTCATAGGCAGTTTCAACAGCTAGATGTTTTAGGAAGAAAAAAATTAATCAGTGAAGAAGCAGTAGCTTTAGTTGTTGAAATATGCGATTTTATAGAGAAATGGTATAAGCAAGTGCTAACACCAATTAAAATAGATGCAGTTTACATAGATGGCTATGGTGCAGTTAATGTTTTACTACCAACAATTAGAAAAGAATTAGTTAATAGAGGCATAAACTTAAAGGTGCGATTAGCTATTAAATATGGCAAAAACTCAACTAAAACAACTGATAAAGCAACTGATGCTGATAGACACTCAAGACTGATGACATTATTGTTATTATTCAATTTAAGAAGAATAAGATTTATCAATAACAGTGAGGGTAGAGAACTAATAAGACAGCTTAAAACGCTTGTTTATAATCCTAAAGACAATTTGCCATTAGATGAAAATCAAGATGCAATGGATGATTATGATAGCTTGTGTTATACGATAACACCATTTATTACTGAGCTAAACGATAACATTATGCGAGATGAAGAAAGGAAAAGATTATGAGTTTTGAAAGCAAGATCTTACACAATAAACATAATAATAATTATGGGTTTAATATAGACCAACGATATAGACAAGAAGAGGGTGCAATTTGGTATGAGGGCAAAAGTGAAAACTTAAAAAGGTTTTATACTCAAAATCTTACTAATTTGCCTAATCCAAGTGCTGATTTTTTTACAGCAAATCAAAGCTATTTTTGGAAAGTAGTTGCAGCTGAACCACAAACAAAAACTACTCATTCTGGACTACCTAATGCAATTATCAATACTTTAATTAGTATTATTGGCAAACCAGAAATAAAAGTAAATAAGAAAAAAGAAAACAAAGAAACAGGGCAAATCGAAGTTGTGGAAGATTTAGCTTTGACCGATTTACTTAATGAAATTCTTAAAGATAATAATTTTCAAACTCTAATGGATCAAGACCAATTACCTTACATGTTAGCGGTTGGTGATGGTGCTTTCTTTATCAATTATGATAAATCTATAAGTGATTTTCCAATGATAGTGTTTAGTGATGGAAGAAATGTGGAGTTTGAATATAAAGAAAATAGAGTTGTTGCTATCAAAAGAAAAATATATTTTGTTGAAGATAATAAAACTTATATGCTTGAAGAAATAAGAACAACAACTTTAGAAGAAGATGAAAAAACTAAAACTAAAAAAAGAGTTGCAACAATAGAATATAATCTTTATGAACTTGCAAACGAGAAAGGGCAAGTTAAACAACATGTAGATTTAAAAACCACTGAAAAAACAAAAGATTTAGAAAAAACAAGTTATGAGTGTTTTAATCAATTTATAGCTGTGCCAACAATCTACAAGCTTGATAAGACAACTGGTAGAGGTAAGGGAATGTTTAGCAGTAAATATGACTTACTTGATGATTTAGATCAAAACTTATCAATGAGTTCAACAACAACTCGTAGATCAGCACCAGTAGATTATTTACCAGAAGAATTAATGGAATATGATGATGAGGGGAACAGGAAAAAGTTTAATACTTTTGAAAGAAAAGTATTTGTTTATAAAAACGATTTGAACTCTGCAACTGGTGTAAATCAAGCAATGATTGAGACAAAACAACCAGTATTGAACTTCGAGCAGTATTCAAGTCAAGCATTAGAGATTTTACATAATATCTTAGCTGGTATTTTAAGCCCTGCAACATTAGGAATTGATTTAGCAAGAGATAATAATGCAACAGCTCAAAGAGAAAAAGAAAAGGTAACGATGATAACTCGTGATGATTTAATTGATTTTCAAACTGAAACAATTGAAAAATTATGTAATCTTTTATTAAAAGTTTATTTTTTCAACAATAACAACATTAAACAAGCTAAAGAAGATTATGCAATCTTTGTCAATTATCCAGAATATGCTAATCCAAGCTTTGAGTCTAAACTTGCAATATTAGGCCAAGCTTATGCAAGTGGAGCAATTAGTGAAAAGCAATATGTTAACGAGCTTTGGGGAGACTCATTAACCGAAGAAGAAAAAGAAGAAGAAATTGCAAGATTAAAAGAAAGAAATAATCCATATCAAGCTTTAGATGCTCCATTTGATCCATTCAACATTGAGGGTTAATTATGACAAGTGCAAGAAAATGGGTTTATATAACTGATGAACTCATTAAAGATTGGGATGCATTACGCTTAGAACTAAATGCACTTGAAATACAAACATTAGCTAAAAATGCTGAAAGTGAAGATTGGTATCAAAAGCAGCTATCTAATTTGCAAAGTTTTAGAAAGCAAGCAGAAAAGATAGTATTAAAACATACAGAAACGATTAATGCTAGCTCACAAAAAGCAGTTGAGAAAACACTTAAAGAGACTGAAATGCTGCTTGCTTTAATGCTAAAAGATGAAATAAATACAGCTAAACCTTATGCAATGTATTTTGAAAAAATAGAAGAATTAAATCAAAAAACACTGAATGCAGTAGTTGGTATAGCTTATAATAGGCATCAGTTTCTAACAAATATGATACAAAATGATATAAGTGCAAGAAAAGTTTTGCAAAAATACACTGTCAAAGATGAAAAAATGACTATTATTGGTGGTAGCAAGCTTCCAATAAACCCAGTAGAGAAAATTATTTTAGATGTGATAAGTGGGAAAAACTCTAATCTTGGTTTGGTTATAACATTACCAAGTGGTCGTAATATGGGCTTGAGATCATATGTAGAAATGGCCTTAAGAACAAGTTTGCAAAACATAGCTACACAAAAACTTAAAGACTCAACCGATAATTTAGGAATTATATTCTTTTTAGCATCTTCTCATGCTGATTGTGCTGATGATCATGTAGATTATCAAGGGAAAATATATGTTAAAGAAAATTGGCAAAGATTTATCAAGCCAGAAAAGATAGCTGAGATACAAAACTTTATAAATGATAAACAAATTAAGACTATGGAGTGGGTTATTGATAAGCCAGTTTATTTTACAACAAGACCGAATTGTAGGCATTATTTTGTACCAATTACAATAGAACAAGCTATAGGTAAATCTATTAAACAATTAAAAAAAGAGCTTAAAACTGAAAAACCAATGACTAGTGAAGATAAAGAACTAACAAAAAAAAGATATGCAGCTTTACAAGAGCAGCGAAGGAATGAAAGAGCTATAAGAACTAATAGGGAAAAAAAGTTTCTTTTAGAAAGAATGCAACAAACTACTGGAAATAGTGCTGAAATAAATAAACAAATAGATGCTGCTAAAGCTAATATCAAACTATATCAAGCTAGACAAAGACAACTAACAAAAGCAAATGAGGGTATTTTAGTTAGAGATTACTCAAGAGAAAAAATGGGAAAACCAGAGGAAGTTATAGCAAAAGCACAAGCAAAAAAGATAATCAAAGACTAGCAATAGTCTTTTTTTATATTCTTCGAGTTATGTTTCTCGTATAAAAAAGCAATTAAAAATACAAGTTATGTTTCTTGTAAAAAAGCAAATACAACTTGAACCTTAAAGCCAAATAACAAGGTTAGTTGTAAAAGGAGTATTAAATGGCAACAAAGAAGAAAAAGTATTCAGAACTTACTGAAGAAGAAAAGGCAGCTTTAAGTGAGGAAGAACTTGCAGCATTAAAAGCTGAAGAAGAAGCCGAAAAAGCTAATGAGAACGAGAGTGAACCAGCTAAAACTGAAGAAACTCAAGAGGAAGAGGGAGCAAAAGAGGGTGAACAAGAACCAGCTAAAACTGAAGAGCCAGAAATAGAAATGATTACTCTACCAAAAACTGAGTATGAAGAACTATTAAAGAATAAATATGCTGAGGGAGCACGTAAAACTGAAAAGTCTTTACAAGACCAAATTGCAGCTTTACAAGTTGAAAATCAAGCATTGAAAGCTCGAGAGGTGGCAGCAACATTAGTAGATCCTCGATATGTGGATGATTTGATTGCTCTAACTAGAGGTAAAGGTTTGGAAGTAAACGAAGCTAACTTAAAAGAAGTAGCAGCTAATCAGCCAGCTTGGCAAAAATCTACAGAAGAGATTTTACAAGGTCAAGCAAGGATGGGAGCAAGCGGCGATAATACTCCACCAGCACTTGATGAGAGAGCAGCATTTAAAAAATTATTTAACGAGGCATAAGAAAAAGGAGGAAATTATTAACTTATGGCAAACAACATTCAAACAATTACAAAATACCTACACGAACAATTAGATGAGTTGTTTGTGAAAGAATCAGTAACTGGTATTTTGGAGTTATTGAGACCAGGTGGCATTCAATTAGACTTTGTAAATGCAAAGACAGTTAGAGTGCCAAATATCGTAATGTCAGCTTTAAGTAACTATTCAAGATCGACTGGTTATGCAGCTGGAGACATTGCTATTACATTCACACCATACACATTAACAATGGATAGAGGCAGACAATTCACAATAGATGAAATGGATGATGAAGAAAGTGGTGGACTTGTAGTATTAAACGCAATGAAAACATTTGAAAGAACGCAAGTAATCCCAGAAGTAGATGCTTACAGATTGTCAACAATCGCATCAAAAGCAACAACAGATGGAACTAAAGCTGAAACAATTGCAGCTAACCAAGTAATTGCGAAGTTTGCTGATATTGAAAAATACTTTGAAGATAACGAAGTGCCAATTGATAGAATTGTTTATTTTATCTCAACTGAAGTTGCAAGATTAATTAAAACAACTACTGAATTAAAAGCTTTAGTTGGAACAACTACAGTTGAAAATGGAGATATTAAATTAAAGGTTAATACTTTTAATGATAATATCATTATCGTAGTGCCACCAACAAGATTTAAGACAGCTTATACTTTTGGCGGTGGCTTTACACCAACTGAAGATGCTAAAGATATTAACATTTTAGCTGTTTATGATGCGGCATCTATTCCAGTTAAAAAGCATAATCCAGTAAGAGCATTTAGTCCTGAAGTGGTGCAAGATAAAGATGCTTGGAAGTTTAATTATAGAATTTATCACGATATCTTTGTTCCAAAGAATAAAGCTGTTGGTGTTTATTTAAGTCATAAAGCATAATTAAAGCTTTGATTTAATTAGCTAATTTTATAATGATTTTAATAGCTTAATACAAAAATAAATTATTAACACTACATAAAGGGTAGGTGTTAAAGCTTACCCTTTATCTTTTTACGAATTTGAAAGAAAGGACATAAAAAACTATGGCAAATGAATTAATCACAATTACAAGGGAAGAGTTTTTAAC